GATGGTCTTTCAAGGTAAACCTTGGACACCCGACAACAGAGAGCATCTTATTATTGAGTTGGGTGACGTTATGTGGTACGTAGCACAAGCTTGTATGGCTCTTGATATATCTTTTGATGATGTTGTCAGAGGTAATGTCAAAAAGTTAGAGAAGAGATATCCAGGTGGATCATTCTCTGTAGAAAAATCTGAAGTTCGTGCTAAAGGAGATCGTTAATGCCATTACTATTCATTGTTCTAGGTTCATCATCTATTGGTGTTGCAATTGCACTTTATATACTTCGTAAATACAACCCACATAATTAATGAAGTCTGATTTATTACATCTATTAAAAACAGAATGTTATCGTAGAGGAGATTATAAATTATCTTCTGGTAAGAAGAGTCCTCATTATGTTAATTGTAAACCAGTTACTTTATCTGGTTTTGGTTTGTCTTTAGTATCACCTTTGATGGTAGATCTATTAGAAGATGATACTGAAGCAGTAGCAGGTCTTACTCTTGGTGCTGATCCTTTAGTAGCAGGTGTTGCACTGTCAGCATGGATGGTACAGAAACCATGTGATGCTTTCATTGTACGAAAGAAACCAAAAGGACATGGTACTGGTGCATGGATTGAAGGACCATCTAAACCCTCTGGAACTAAAGTAACAGTTCTAGAAGATGTTGTTACTACAGGTGGATCTGTTTTAAAGGCAGTAGATAAATTACGTGAAGCAGATTATACTGTTGATCGTGTTATAACTATTGTAGATAGAAAAGAATACGAACCCGATTTCTTTGAGGGTTATGCCTTAGAATTAAAAAGTCTTTTCACTATAGATGACCTATGCGATTAAACACTGAAGCTACTGTTCATTTTTGCTATGAGCATATTGGTCACCTTGAAGATTTATTTGAGAATCTTGCTGATGATGCTATCTTACAAGCATCATTAAGGGACATTAAATTAATATTAGATAGAACTTTAGAGGAAACTAAATTAAAAAAGTATGGCAAAACAACAAACAATTAAATTTAAAATTAGTCAAGACGGTACTGTAACAGAAGAAGTACAAGGTACTGTTGGTGATGAATGTGAAAGTCTTACTAAAGAAATAGAGAAAGCTTTAGGAACAATTTCAGGTCGTATACATAAACAAGAATATTATCAATCACAAACTAAAGTATCCGATGTCACACTTCAGCACAATCAAGACCAAACTAAAGGATAAGAAAGTTCTTGTTAAAGCATTGAATACATTGAGTTATAAGGCACGTGAGAATGTCTTGTTAGATAATCCTGTTGATCATGATCACAAGCAATGGAATGTTGATGTTGCTCTTAGTAATGATATTGGATTTAGATTGAATAAGAATACAGGAACTTATGAATTAGTTGCAGAACTTGATACATGGAATTTAGATGTTCCAGTTAGTAGATTTATTGATAAGGTTAGTCAACAGTATGCAAGACATTTAGTTGTTGATCAAGCTGTAAGTAAAGGTTTTAGACTTGCAGAAGAGAAAATGAAAGATGGAACCATAGAGATAGTAATGAATAGATGGAATTAAATAAGACCTCTATCTAAATAGTTAGACGGGAGGTTTTCTATGAAAGCAGGAGATTTTTTTAGAAATGGTGGGAGGTATCTTGATCGTATGGATACCTTCTTTGATAAAGCTTTGAAACGCAATGGAAAGGAGAATCGTTTCTCAACGGACATTGGTGTTGTTGAAGTGGTAGGATTTGCTGCGACTACAAAGGATGAAGGTACTAAAAAATATATTACTTCTCGCTTTCAAGACTTCGTTGATATTCAAGGAAATTCTGGTAAAGAAATTTCTGCGAAGATGTTATTTGATAAAGTGTGTAGGCAAGGTTTTCGTGGTAAAAATGGTATTGAATTTACTTGTAACTATCCTAGTGGTAAAGGTGTTTCAAGAAGTGTAACAAGTGTATTGTTTGAATTAGATCTAGAAGACTTTACAAAAACTGCTGAGTTTGGTGGACAAGTTAAAGGTGGTAAGAAAGTTAATATGGGTAATGTGTATGAAGATGATCTTACCCAAGCACTGATTGATCATTGTTCTGGTGTGAAAGTTAAAAAATATTCAGAACACGTCAACATTATTGTTGATGCTATGGTCAAAGCATATGGAGAAGGACCAACAAAAGCTATAGGTGAAGGTAGTAAAAACCAGAAACGTCCTCTTAAGAAAAAGGGTAATAATATTGTTATCTCTGCAGGTGGTTCTACCGCCACTAATAATATTGGATCTACTCTTACAGATATTACATTGACAGTTGCTGGTAAACCAGTATACCTTTCAGTTAAGTTTGGAGATACTTTATCATTCTTTAACTGTGGTATTAAAGGTACAGGTAAAGATAAACTTAATTTATTTCCAGAAGCAAACTTAAAAGAAGGTGTAATTCCTAATGATGGTCAAGAATATCTTGACATGTTTGGTATAGATCACCAGAAGTTTTTAACTGTATTTAATAAATTTGAAAAAGGTTTAGGTGCTCCTATAGTAGAGAATCATATTCAAGATACTAAACTTGGCAATGCAGGAAAAAATGCACTAGAAGATTTGGTTGCGAGTGGTGTTGGTTATGGTTATTGGATGGTTCATTATACAGGAAGCAAATTAGTAGTGTATGAAATTGATGAAGATTACATGAATAAAGCTTCATCTCTTGTTGGAAACAAAGTTGAGATCAATTACGGTGGTGCAGGTGGTAAAGCTAAACGTATTGATATGATTTTTGAAACACAAAAATATGAGTTCAAATTCAATATGAGAAACAAACAAGGTGGTGTATATCCTACCCACAGCAATGGAGATTACTATAAGAAGTAATGGCAAACATTAAACAACTAAAACATTTAGAACATCTAGAGGATGAAATGCTCAACTATGGAGTTGAGGGATGTAAGGCTGCTGTGTCTTTTTTAAAAGAACTTAAGAATATGTTGGGTCATCAGGAGTCTCAAGGTTTCATGCAAACCAAATGGGATGGTGCTCCCTCTGTTGTTTGTGGTACAGATCCTCAGACAGGATTGTTTTTCGTTGGAACTAAATCTGTATTCAATAAGTCTGATCCTAAACTTTGTTATAGTGAAGAACAAATTGATGGGTGGTATGAAGGGGATCTAGCAGAGAAACTTAAGTTCTCTCTTCGTTATTTCTCTACTCTTGGTATTGAAGGTGTAGTACAGGGTGATCTTTTATTTACTTCTGATATTAAAAGAGAAAAAGTTAAGGGAGAAGACTTATATACATTCAGACCTAATACAATTACATATGGTATTCCAGTAGATCATCCTATTGGTAAAGATGCAGGTAGATCAAAGATTGGTGTAGTGTTTCATACACATTATAGTGGAGATGTAATTCTTGATATGCAAGCTAGAGCAGGTGCAAAAGTAAATGGATCTGATGAAGTTTTAGTAGTTAAGAATGACACACCAATGCATCGTGTTGGTTTTTCTAATACAGAGATGAAAAAGTTTGATGGATATATTACTACCATTGAACGTATGTGTAAAACCTGTGGTAATTTTCTAGATGAATTGGTTACTAAAACAGGAACTACTGGTGATGCTAAGTTTCATATTGCATCATACCTGAAGCAGTTCTTTAACAATGAAATTAAGAATGCTCGTAGTATTGGAAACATTGATGAAGCAATGTATGCTATGCTCAATTTCTATGAGGAGAAAACAAATAAAGAACTTGCAAAGATTAAGACAGCTGCAAACTTAACTAAGAAAAGAAATCTTGTTTATGATAGTCAACTATATGTTGAAAAGAATAATGACAAGTTCAAAGCAATGCTAACACTGTACAAGGAACTACAAACAGTGAAGCAAATGGTTATAGATAAACTTGACCACCTAGAAGAGTTTAGGACTTTTGTCCAGACAGAGAAAGGATATAAGGTCACTGGTCCAGAAGGTTATGTCTTACATAAAGATGGTGACATGATTAAGTTTGTTAACCGTATGGAATTTGCATACAACAACTTCACTCTTCAGAAGCAATGGCGTTAAATTGTAATAAGTGCTATTTTACTTTTGGTAGGTTTCAACCACCTACTACAGGACACAAGGAAAACTTTGCTGGTGTAAAGTCAGCAGCTGGTACTCATGACTATCGCATTTATATTTCACAAACTGTAGATAAGAAAGGAACCAATCCTTTACCACCTGATAGAAAATTATTCTATATGAATAAGATGTTTCCTGAACATAAGGGACATATCTATAGTGGTCCTAGAGAACCAGTGGCAATATTGCAAGAGATTATGCTTGCAGGTTATAATGAAGTTATATTCCTTGTAGGTTCCGACAGGGTTAACGCTATGGGATTCCTTCATAAATATAATGGTAAAGACTTTAGATTCAGAAAGATTGATATTCGGTCTTCTGGTAGTAGAGATGCAGATGGTGATACCTTTGCAGTATCTGGAACCAAGATGAGGAGAGCAGCATTTGCTGGTGACTTCGCTTCTTTCAGATCTGGTATACCTAGAGCATTGTCTGATAATGATTGCCAAAATCTTATGGCAGAAATTGCAATGGCATTACCAAAAAATTACAAATGAAAACTTTTAAAGAATTCCAAGAATCTGCTTGGCAGAGGAAAGAAGGTAAGAATAAAAAAGGTGGTTTAAACGAGAAAGGACGTAAGTCTTATGAACGTGAGAATCCTGGTAGTGATTTGAAGAGACCACAACCAGAAGGTGGACCTAGAAAGAAATCTTTCTGTGCCAGAATGGGTGGTGTTAAAGGACCAATGAAAAAACCTAATGGTGAACCTACTCGTAAGGCATTGGCACTAAAAAAATGGAAATGTTGAATGATTGATTTTAAAAAACTACGAGAAGAAGCACTCCGTCAGGAGCAAAGACAACAGCATGTCTTTAAAGAAGGTGATATTGTTATGTCTTCACGCACAGGAGTAAAGGGTAGTATTCATCGTGTTGGTGGTAATTATGCTATTGTTATTTCTGAAGAAGGAAACATGTTCCGAGAATGGATGAAGAACATAAGAGCTATAAATAATCTTAAGAGAACCTCTTGGTATAAAGATGAAGAAGCAAAAAACAGTTAATACCGTCAAGCATAATGATGATTTTTCCTCAGGTTTGATGGAACAGTACAGTCAATGGATGGGTGGCAATTGCTTCCAGAACACAGATCCAGTTGATCTTAACTTACATGAAGCACCCTTTGATGGCATGGATCCTCAGTCACATGGTGCAGAAGTAGAAGAAATTACGAAAAAGAAAAAGAGTGCTAAGAAAGAATCACCTAAAGCACAATTAGATATCGCAGGTGATACCAATGAAGAATCTGTAGTTGAAGAAGGTAAGAAAGCAAAGAAAGACTACGATGGAGATGGTAAGGTAGAATCAGGCAAGGCAGAGTACTTTGGTTCTAAGGACAAAGCCATCAAGAAAGCGATGAAGAAGGAAGATTCTACTTATGGATATGATAAGAAAGGTAATTCTTTAAATCCAAAGGATAAAAAGAAGGCAATGAAGAAGGAAGATAGAGAGGTTTTAGAAAGAGAAGAGTTTGAAGTTGATGGCGAAACTTATGTCTTGGAAAAAGTAAAGATGGATGGTGTTGATGATAACGGTAACACCTCTTGTTGGAAAGGATATAAGAAGCAGGGAACTAAGGCGAAAGGTGGTAAGGAAGTTAACAACTGTGTTAAAGCAGGTGACGAAGTAACACATGACGGTGAATCTATAGCAGAAAAATATAAGAATAAAAAGATTGCTAAGATTATGAGTTATAAAAAATGAAGACATTTCAAGAATTTAACGAAGCTTGTAAAGATAAAAAATATAGTAAAAAGAAAAAAGGAACTGTAGAAATCATGCCTACCATTAAAGATGGGGAAAAAGGTATTAGGTCTATGGTAAGTAAACCCGACAATTCTTAATAGATGACATATCCAGCACCAGATGAAATTCCTTATGATGCTTGGTTTGACAACAATATAAATCCATTAGATCTTATGCCAATTGCAACAGAAGATGGACCGATGACTTCTGATCCTGATACTATACATGAGAAGATGTATAGACTGGCAGTAGAAAGGAAAGGTGGTGGTTCAGAGGGGTTTATTAAAAATTATAAATAATTAAACACATAATTGATTATCATGTTTTCATTTTTACTTCCACTAGCAACGAAAATCATTTCAGACGCAGTGACTAAGATTCCTGACAACGAGGAACTTGGGGAAAAATTAATAGATATTTGCTTAGTTATCTTAGGTAAGGCAGTTAAACTGACCAAAACCGATATGGATGACAAGTTACTTGAGACTGTCAAAGCTGCAATAGCAGCAAAGGAATAGTCCTTTTATAAATAAAACTTAGAACAACTAGATTAAAGAAAGATGTCACTTATTAGAACGACGGATGCA